CTTCGGTATGCCGGCATTTTGGAATTACCGAATGGCTCTAAAATTGAAGTCAATTCCGTTATTCGTTGTCCACGGCAATTCGCATTTAAAATGAATGTCACTGGGTTCGTTGAAAGTGAACCGGGTAAGTTTTGCATTTTTGGCTATTATCCAAAATACGGCCCGGAGCAAAAGCCTAGTGACGAGATTGTTCTTGAGACCGATGACATCAAGGACTTGTGGAACTATCAAACAACCGGCCCTATTCCGGGAGAGGATAAAATTATGAATATACACGTGAAAGAATCCCATGACAAACGCTTTGGTGGTAAAGCACTTGAAAGCCTTGAACCCGGTAAGACTTACGAATCTGCCGAAGAAAAATTGGGCTACGAAAAAGATAACAAGAACTCAAAAGGCGAAGACTCCCCTTGGGTTATTAGGTCTCATAAAGACAACCGAATCCTTGCATCGTTTGCTAAAAAAGAAGATGCCGAAAAGCATCTGCAACGAATGAAAAAGTATTCCAAGGGCGAAGCCTATGAATCTATTCTTGTTAAGTTCATCGGCGAAAATAAGCAATCGTATTTCCTTGATGCCAAGAATAATCGTTGGGTCACGGAAGCGAAACTTGCTACCAAGTTTGACAAGTTTGAATCTATACCATCCGCAAGGAATATGCCGTGTACTCCGGTAAAGTCCGAAGCACTTACTCTGCATCCGCTTTTTGAAGATGGGTCTATCGGTGTGTTCAAGCAAAAGGAAGGTCTTGAAAAGATTGATACTCTCCGCATCCCCACGTGGTTGTGGACTGCATTCCAGACTGGCGATGATACCGATTTGAACGAAGATGAAATGGAAATCCTTACGGATTTTGAAACCAAGTATGCCGGCAAGTATCTCGCAGACAATGGCGAAGAACCTTACTTTAGTTCCGTCAATGATGTGGATAATTTGGGTGGTACTGTTTACGAAGTTGATGTCTTTGAAAACTCGCCTATTGCCGTGAAGTCCGAAGTCTAATCAATCTCTAATTGTTGAAATTAAAACCGAGATAAACAATGAGAATAACCGTGAATACACAAGAATCCTACGATTCCACCGAAGATACAAAAAAGCATATCGCAGAGGTCGTTAGCCAAGGCAAGCGATTGACGGATGCCATAACTACTAGACTTGAGAACCACGATGCATCCAAGTTGGTTGCTCCCGAAAAGGACTACTTTGACAAGTACACACCTATGCTTGCAAAGATGCAGTATGGCTCTCCCGAATATAAAGAATGCCTTGAAGGTCTCAAGCCCGCACTTGACCATCACTATGCCGAGAACTCGCATCATCCCGAACATTTTAAGGGCGGTATAGATGAGATGGATTTGGTGGATTTGTTCGAGATGTTCTGCGATTGGCGTGCCGCCGTTAAGCGAAACAAGAACGGAGACATCTATAAATCGCTTGAGATTAACAAGGACAGATTCAAGATGAGCGAACAACTTGTTTCCATCTTGAAGAATACCGTAGACCATTTCAAGGACTAATCGTGGGTATGCTAACCGAGAATACGAACCCACTAGCCGTTCCGCAAAAAGACCTCGACAATCTCCGTGCTGAAATGGCACGGACAATGCTCAATGTCACGAAGCGGACGGTTTTAGGGCTTGAAAAGTTGTCTATTCGTCTTGAGGGCATTGATGACGCCCTTGCTCAAAAAATCAATTTGGATGAAGCAACCCCTGCCCAACTTTTGCAGTATTTCAACCAAGTTCGTGACTCCTATCGCTTGAAGCAAGATTTCTTGAAGACTCTTGCCGGGTATGATGTGGACACATCCAAGGTTGTCGTTGAAAAGACCGAAGAAGCCGAAGCCACCGTTCTTTCCGAAGATGATGCAGAACGAATCAAGGCTGAATTGTTGCGTAGGTCCCAACCCCCAAGTATAGGTACATCAACAAAATAAATATAAGCCACCCTTAATCCGGGTGGCTTTCTTGTATATTTATATAAAAATTTTTATAAAATCTATTGACGGTAATAACATATTTATGTATATTATATACATAATCTAAAATTACATAAAGTTATGAAAACGACATACGAATACAGAATCTATCCTACAAAGGAGCAAGAGAGTCTATTCAACAAGACTCTAGGGTTATGCCGTTTGTATTACAACCTTGTTGTTTCCGGAAAGAATCAAAACCATGCAATGAAAATCGAGGGCTACAAACCCACTTTTTTAAAGTTCAAGCCAGAAGCGCTTGAATGGATTAAAGAAATAGATTCTATTCCATTAGGTCAAATGTGGTCTGACGTTCGTGGCTCATATACGAACTTCTTTGCATCCACCAAGGGTGTTCGTAAAGGCAAGACCATACAGCCCCCAAAGTTTAAGAGCAAGAAGAATCCAAAGGCTTCCTTTAGGTATGCTATAATGAATAATACCGGTAAGATTACCAAGGATGGCTTGTTCGTAAGTAGAAGATTAGGTTATATCAAGATAAGTGCCTCTTGCCAGTTCTGCAATGGAAAATGGAAGAACATTACATTCAAGCGTTCTTCTAGTGGAAAGTGGTACGTCAAAATTTGTGTAGAAACTAAAAAGGATTTTGTAAAGACAAGAAATGGAAAGGCGATAGGGATAGACTGGAACTGCGATTCCGATTCATACCTTACGATGAGCAACGGCACGAAAATCAAGTGCCCTCGCTTCTTGAAAAGGAAAGAACACCAGTTGGCTAAATACCAGCAAGTCCTATCCAACCGGTTCGTCAAGGGCAAGCAAGAGCAATCCAAGCGATACCTTAAAGTCAAGACTAAAGTTGCACGGCTACACGAAAAGGTAGCCAATCAACGAAAGGATTGGCTTCATAAGGTAAGCCGTGACCTAGCCAACAAGTATGAGTACGTGTTTGTAGAAGACATCAATATGCAGAAGATGGCTTCCGAAAAAGAACACGGAAAGACGGTTGGAGACCAAGGGTTTGGGATGCTCCGAACATACTTGTCCTATAAGACGAACCTTGTTAAAGTTCCGGCCCCCTATACAAGCAAGACTTGCAATGTATGTGGGTTCGTGAACAATGATGTCGTTCTAGGTATCAAGGAATTGGTCTGCCCAGTTTGCAATACCAAGCACGATAGGGATGTGAACGCGGCTATCAACATCCTTTCTATTGGAGTTAAAAAGACACTAGGTCGGGAACCATCCGAAGTCTTTAAAAATGCCCAAGTTATGTTGGGAATGTCCGAAACCATCAAGGGGGAATCCCCTTGTAAGTTAGGAAACTCTATTGGTCTTAATCCATGCGTTGTTCAAGGGAGCTTAATATGAATGTGACCGGTATTTTTGATGCTATCGAGAAAGCCCAACAAGCAACTAGCACTATTTTTGATTATGGACCAGTGCAAGTGATTTCTACAAATTTTGTAGGCATCTGCAAGTCTTATGTATATCGGGATTATGCATTTATTAAGTCTTTGCTGGAATACTTGGACACCTTGGATTTTCTGCCATTTTGTGTAAAGGTTTGACCCTGCAAAATATGGCCCCAGTTGCTTCTTGTTGGGGATGTTGTCATCGGAATAGGCGAAAATGTGTTTGGGTATATCTTGAGAGATTATGAGGATAAGGTGCGAATTATTCAAAAAAACACCCGATGACTTGCATCTGCCGTCTCATTTTAAGTTTGTCAAGAAGACTTTACAACCGAATGCCCATAGATATGACTATATTTCAATTAACCAGCACCGGGGACGCCCGATGCCGTAGCACCACCCCCACCTAGCCTTTAGCCATTGGGTTAGGTGCAAAGTGGGTTTGCATCGTAGGGTGGCAACCAAGTTTTCGGTCTTGGGGTGATTCAAAACCGTTGAACAATATCTGCCAATGACTTATATTGTATGATATGGCAGATAATTCTTTGGCAGATTTAAGCACGGAAGACCTTTATAAAGCCGCCGCCATTGCGGAGGGTTATGAGTCCGTTCCCGTGGACATCGACACTTTTTTGAATGACCCATTTTACTTGGGGCAGATTTACGGCAATGGGCAAGTGTACCCATATTGGCTGGATGCCTTGCATAAGGTGTTTCCTAATCCATTGTATTCGCCTTATGAAGAAGTTTGTGTGACCGGTTGTATCGGTGCTGGTAAGACGAGCTTTGCATTGATGGGGGCTTTGTACGATTTGTACCACGTGACCCTACTTAAAGACCCCCATCGTAAATACAAACTACTTTCTACTACATCAATTATCTTTTCGCTTGTGACGGCAACTATGGATTTGGCGGCGGCTGTTATGGCTAACCAATTCCTAGATGCGATGGGTGCTTCTCCATATTTTTGTTCCAAGTTCAATCCGAAAAAAGGCGAACGACTTGATGAAGATATGTTTCCACATCACGTGGGTATCGGGTATGGTTCGCGTGGTGGTCATAACTTGGGTAAAGCCGTTATCGGCGCTATCATAGATGAAGCCAACTTTCAGGATAAAGTGGCAGACCAAGCGGTTCAAAACTATAACACTATCACTCGCCGTATGAAATCTCGTTTTATGCTCAAGGGTGGTACATTGCCCTGCCGTAGATGGTTGATTTCTTCACGAAATGATAGTTCGTCATTCTTGGAATCTCATATTGATGCCGTCCGTAATGACCCAAATGTTTGCATTTTTGAACCGGCAATTTGGGATGTGCAATCGTACAAGGGTATATATAGCGGGAAGACATTCCCGGTATTTATCGGTTCGGATATTGAGCAACCTAAAATCATCACATCCGAAAAAGAAATTGATGATTATATGGGTAGAATCATCCAAGTACCCATAGAATACTATACCGACTTTGAAACGAATCTTCCGGGTTCTTTGCAAGATTTGGCTGGTGTTGCGACACGAAATGGTGTCAATCTCATCTACAATGTCGAAGCTCTTGACAAGTCTATGTGTCTTGAGAATTGTATGACTACAGATGAGTTGAAGTTGTCGTTGAATGGCCCCGACCAAATTCAAGA